ATTAGAAGGAGCCCCAAAAGTAATTGACTGACGAGCATAAGAAGTACCAGAAACTTCAGTACCAGAGTCAGCATCAGTTGGGTCGCTTGTGTAAAGAGCCAAGTACACAGCCGATGGGCTTGTGTAAGCAGTATTGCGCAACGTGGCATTAACCAGTGCTGTCTCGAGAAAATTGGACATTTCAGACATAAAATTCCTTTAAATAAATTTGTTGCTTTTACTCATGTTTTCTTGTGCAGTCAATATCGTAAGATTCCATGGGACATGAAGTCCTGATACAAACTTTCCACGCAATGGAACTATATGGTCAACATGAAATTCTTCATCAAAAGCGTTTGAAAGAATTCTTGCTGTCAAATAGTACTCTTTAATTTTGTTTTTTTGTTCTTCACTCAACCATTTTGGAATTCTTTGTAGTTTTGTTGCTCTTTTATTAGCAGATTGTTCTGCAACTTTATCTGGATTTTCTTTTGCCCACTTTTTTACTCTTTCAGAATTTTTCTTTTTAAATTCAATTGTGTCTTTTATTTTGTCAAAATACTTCTTTGTCGAACAATTTAATTTTTCTTTGTTTGCATTGTTCCATTTTTTAGATGCATTTAAAACCTTTTCTTTGTTTTTTTGAGCGTATTTTGCAGACCTCAATCTATGCTTGAGCTTTTGTTCTTCTGTAAGAATTTTACTCATCGCTTTGCTGTTTTCATTTGTAATGGCGCACCTGAATGTAGAGACTTGCTACTAGACTCATTAAGCGTCTCTAAAGTTTTCCCAAACAAAGCAGACCATGTTGCTAATCTAGGGTCATTCATATTAAACAATTCAGATTCAAGCAATGCCGCATAAAGCAGTGCATCTGGAGCAAGAGACACAAACACATTTGTTTGATTTGCATCACTTAAAAAAGTTGGAGACGAATAATAAAGCAACTCTAATGTATAAACTGAGTCTGGAATTGGAGCAAGTTTAAATTCAGCAGCCAAAATAGTGAAATCAACTGGAACTCCACTTTCTGTAACTCTACTGTTTCTACTAAGAATTGCAGGACTTGAGTAGGTCAAAGGTTGAATTGGATTTGTAGCAACAAAAAAATCTTTTACTTCAAGAAAGTCAGTTGGCAGTTCAACAGTTGAATCACCGCCAGTTGTTGCAGTTGTCACAGATTTTAGCATTTGACGAATACGCAACTCACGGCGCAAACGCAGCTCTGCAAATCGAATAAAGTCAGGAATTTGGTCTGTCAAATCAGTACGTGCCAAGTAATTGGCAACGGCTGTCTTTAACTCTGAGTAGGTTGCAATGCTCATACTTGTCCTGGTCGTGTGCGCCAAGCGCGATTCATTGGGTCATTCAAGTAAGAAGCAAATCGAACTTCGTCGATGATTGCAAACCCACGCATGATGCCAACTTTGTTTAGATCATCAATTGCTGTCATTGGAATTGATGCAATTTTGTTTCCAAAGATTTCATCAGACCATCGAGAACGTTCATCGTAAGAGTTGTACTCTCGTTTGTTCGCTTCAATAATTCCAGATACATCTTGCTTTGTAGCAACGATTAGACCGCCATCACCATCTTGATGAGCAGTTTGTTGACGAAATTGAACTGGTGTTTCCATGGCTAGATTTTACGTTATTTCATTGTTATTTGAAACATGAGACCAAGTCCTACCAATTCTTACCCCTCGAACACATCCTGTTGATACATCTAGAAGTCTTGCAAGAGCCGCATGAGATAGATCACTTGATCGGATAAATCTTACCTTTTCTTCATTAAGAATTGATTTTCCGTTACCAGCTCCAACTGGCGCAACAGTTCTTTTCCTGCCTTTTGCAATCATATCTTGCATGTTTTCTTTTGGAGTGCCAAGCATTAAATGCTCTGGATTCGTACATTGAGGGTTATCGCACTTATGCATGACAAACATACCGTCTGGAATCTTTGCGTTGTTGTGTAATTCCCAAGAAAAACGATGTGCCAAGAAGTAACCTTCTTTTTTTGCGCCAACAGCAAATCTTCCATAACCATTAGTTTTATTTCCATTCCATGACCAACAGCCATCAGATTTTTCAACAAATTTCCAAAATCTCTCAATTGGCGTTCCTCTTGGCTTTTCCTTTACATTGAAATCACCAAAAATCTTAAACCGATGGTAGTGCCGCTGGCACAGACCAATGCCATGAGATTTCTTCTCGCATCCATCAACTTTACAAACTAATCTTACTTTAACCATAAAAAATGCCCCTATGAATTAACACAGGGGCATTATACGTCATATCTGACGCAGTAGCGTTAGCTGATGTCGCCGATTAGGCCATGGGCGGCTTCGTTAGACACTTGCAAGGTGTATTCCACCAGCAATTGAGTAACTTCAGCGTCACCAGTTTTTGCCAACTCATTGGTTTGGAATGGGCGCAGATAGGCAACAGAAGCCATGTCTGGGTCAACCACAAAGGCAACGTCAGTTGTAGTGATGAAGCGGTTAGGCACAACAGAGATTGAACCGAAGTCGCTCATGTAAACGTCAGCAGCACCGATGATGGTCGTAGGAGCATCAGAAGGAGCCATGAAACGCTGTGCAGCGATACCAGCAAAAGAAGACACAACTTGCTTGTGGTTAGGGCGAACCATCAACACTTTTGGTGAACCACCAGCGGTGTAGACTTCTGCAACCACAGTCTTCAAGATGTCTTCAGTGAAGGTACGGTCTGTACCAGTGGTACGGGCAGTAGTGCCAGAAGCGCCAGCAGAGCCGCCTGAACCGAAGTCACCAGCAGTAGCCAACCATGCTTGCAAGCCACCCAAAGTGCGAGCAGTAGAAGCATTACCAGCAGCAGCAACTTGGTTGCTCAACAGGATGGCTTCCATATCGCGCTTCACTTCAGCAGAGGCTTTAGCCAAGCTGTAAGCCTTTTCAGACTTACGACCAGCTTTGTCCACAGCTTCCAAAGTGCCAGAGACCTTAACAGTCTTTTGGCTGATCTGAGTGCGGTTGCCAGCACGAACGGTGGGCGACATAGTTGCGTCAGAAGCGGTAGCGCCTTCAACAGCGGCGTTTGATGTGTTAACCGAAGCCAAGCTGTCAGTCTGCCACTCGTGATAAGTGCCAGTAGCCTTGCTTTTGCCGATAGACGACATAAATGGGGTGTCAGTGGGGCTGATGTTATAGATAACGTCAGACAGGTCTTCGCGCTGACCAATAGCGGTATAGGTTTGGTAGGTTGCCATGATTCAAGTTTCCTTATAAGAATCGTTCAAATGCGTTTGCAGCGTCACGAACTTTACCAGTCCGCTTCAACTGCGCCATTGTGTTTTTCTGCTGCTCTGAGACTGAATTTCGTGGCGTTGAAGTTCCAGCTTTCATCATCTTCGGAGCCGCTTCCACCTTTTTGGTGATTGAAGGCTTATTGCTCTGAAGTTTGGAATACTTCATGCCATGATACAAACTCAAAACAGCACGAGAATCGTACAACCCTGCAAGCTCTTGGTCACTCCATCCGATTGACTTCGCGTAATCACGAATGTCTTTGCGGATTTGGTCGCCCTCTTTAGGGTTTCCGTAACCTGGGATAGTTGACGACAGTTTCTGACTTTCTTCAGCGAGATGGCTTTGCAGGCGCTCAGATTGCTCGGCTTGTTGCTGTTGGGCAATGCGTTGCTGTTCTTGTTGCAGGACTGCTAACTGCTTCTCTCGTTGGTTCTGTTCAGCGACTTTCACGGCATAACCGATAGGGTCAACTTCTTTCAAAGCCTCAAGATTTTCACCTTTGTTTTGCTGATTAAGGAATTGTTCCATCATCTGCAAACGTTGGGCGTACTGGTCTCTTAATTTGTTTGCTTCTGCGATCTTTGTGCGTTCAGCTTCAACGACACGCTTATCTTCAGAGAGCTTTTGGGTTTTCTTTGTGTAGTCTTGGCCTAATTGGTAGCCCTCAATAAGCTGTTCAAGAGTTACTTCACGTTCTTCGCCAGCCGCTTTGACCTTAAAAGTGCTTTGCTTCTCTTGTTCATCTTCTTCAGAATCCACCAACTCAGATTCAACTTCGCTTTCAATGACTTCTTCGTCTTCTGTTACTTCCTCTGGTTGGCTGTTGTCAGCGCCTTCGTCAGTACCCATCATGCCGAAAAAAGCATTTGCAGCTTGATTCACATTTAACGATTCACTACCCGCAGGTGTCGTGTTTTCGCTCATTTTCTACCCAAGTTTTCAGTCAATCCGTGACCACGGGTGATTGCTCACATAATCTTCCATCGCTTTTTGGCAATCTCGCTTGAGGCGGCAATTGATTCAAAATGCGCGATAACTAATTGTAATGCGTTTATCCGTGAATATGCAACTTCTCGTTCTTCAACCTGATTAGGTTGCGAGTAAACGATTGTCTGCAATTCCAAGTTCTTCAAGGCTTCAATCTCGCCTTTGAAAAATTCGTCATTAAGCAGGTTTTTGGCTAGTTGCGGCTTGTCCAAGGATAGAACTCACTATCTGGTTAATGTCAACGGGTGTACCCATTGGCGTTTGTTGTTGTCCTGAGGCAAATATATCATTGAATGAAACATTTGGTTGTTGCGCTTGCAGTCCTTGCCACTGTGTGCCGCCAAGCATATTCTGATTGCTAAAGATAGTATTCAGATCAATTGGTGCGGCTGATTGTGCATAAGTTGGGACTTGCCATTCTTTAGGAATTGGAACAATGCCAAAACCTGTTGAACCAGTGCCGCCACTTGGTTGCTCACCAGCCAAGCCTAATGGGTCGCCAGTTAATGAATTAAGAAGCAGTCCACCTCTCAAATAGTCAAGAGTAGACATTCCAGCAGCTTTTGCGGCAGCTACTTGAGACGGTGTTGCGGCAGCAGCGGTAGCGGCTTCTTCTGCAATCATTGCGTTAATCTCAGCAGCCGTCATGTTTGCAGCTTGCTCTTGTGCAATCAAAGCGTTTACTTCAGCGGCAGTAAGTTCTGGTGCAGCAGCAGAAGCGCCAGCTTCGGCAGTTGCGGCAGCAGCTTGCTCTGCTGTCATTGCCTCACCAGTTGAACTAAAGTAAGCACCAATCTCAGGCGCATAATAAACACCACCAGCAATCAGAATAACGCCAGCCCAACCACCAGGCACGCTTTCATTTACAAAGTCGTCAAGCTGTGATCCTGCATCTGTTACTGTGTCAATTACGTTTTGGCCAATGTCGCCAATTGGGTTAATTACCGCGTCATCAAAGGCTGATCCCGCATTAGACAGCTCTTGTACTGGATCACACATTTAAATATACCTCGCCTAAAAATTTATTTTGTACATCTGACCATTCAAATGTAAAACAAAAATCAGTCTTTTTACCAATTCGCATCATGGCTTTTCTCTTAGTAGAAAACAGCAATTTTTTGTAACCACATTGTTTCATGAACTCACAGAACTTTGTAAGACTGTCTGACATTTTGGCAAGTTCATCAGCGTTGCACATAGAAAAACTAGCCAATCCATTTTCCTTATTGGTAAAAATAAAAATGCTATTGTTAAACCTAACAACGCGGTCTTTATCAACAGAATTGATTAAAGCAAGCGCCTCTTGCAAATTGCTTTTCGTAGAAGATCGACTTATCTCAATCTCAACAATTTGTTCAAAAGTTAAAACTGACATAAAAAGATTAGCCTGGAATTTCGACGTTAGAAGTAATGCCAGCACCAACCTTCATCGCCTTCAAGCGAGCTTCAGCCATAAATTCTTCTTCTTTTAGTTGAAGATTTGCAGCAGCTTTCTCACGCTCCAACTGAATCTGAGCGGCGTTCTTTTCGCGCATCAATTGCAACTCAGCAATGGCTTTTTGTTGTGCAAGTTCAATGTCAGCTTGAGCCTTCATTTGTTGGGCTTGAATGTCTGCCTGTGTCTTAGCCATATATGCTTGGACTTCAGGCGGCACTGGCGGCTGTTGAGGTTGTTGCGGTTGGCTCATCATCTGGTCTTGTTCAGGTGTGATTGCCTTATAGAACTCAGCAGAGTCTTTGAAACCAGCAGCTTCAACCATACGGCCCAATGTGTTGCGGTATTGGCCCATTGTCACCAAAGGATTAGCAGGCCCCATTGTCTGAAGCACTTGCTCTTGTTTGGCAAGAACCATGTTCAACATTGCCATTTGCTCTTGGCGGTTGCCAGCACCAAGGCCAACGTTAATGTCAACATCGTACTGATTCGACCACTCACGAGGGTCAAACGAGACATAGTTACCACGCATACGAACGATACGAGGCTTGTCTTGGTACTTACAAAGAAGGTGCAAGATGCCTTTGAACAACTCTTTCACGCCAGTCTCAGCAAAGATTCGAGCAATCATCTCAATCTTGCCAGCAGAACTTTGCTGCATAGAAGCAACAGCAGCCGCCGTGACGTTTTGCAGAATAGAAGGGTCAAGGCCTTGGCTTGCTTCTGTTACACCAGTGCGCTTTTGTTGGATTGTGTCCAAGTATTGCAGCATTGGGAAAGCCTGGGCAGCCACGTTTTGAACTGTAAGCTGATTAACAGCACCAGCAGACTTCACGCGAATCACACCACCAGCGGTGGAGGTAAGCAGGTCATCCATGTTTACCTGACCGTCAACAGCCGTGACACGGGCGTTATTTGTCAGGTATAGATTATCAAGAATCTGGCGTGTAATCGTAGTTTTAATCAGTTGCAGGTCGGTTGTGCGATCTGCCAATGATTGACCAAAGAACTTGTGAGGGACTGGAATAGGGCAGATTGAGTAGAAAGGGACGTAATCACATTCTTCATCACTCAGAATCTCATTGCCAGCAAAGAACACTTGGCGAAGCTCTGCAATCCCGTCTTCATCCATATCGCACTTAACGTAGCACTCAAAGACCTCAATCGTGGTCATTGTCTCGTCGCCACCTGCCAAGTCTTCAGCCAATTCACCATTGGAGAAACGAGCCAAATGCTCTGGCGTGTATGTCAAAGCACTAGATGAAGGCAAGCCGTTCACTGTGTCTTCATCAAAGCCCATAGAGATCAAGTCGCTGCGGGTCATCAATCGGCGGTGAGCAACAAATGGCGAATCTTCAATTGTCTTTGCACGTTTAGAGATCAAGAACTCCTCTGGCGGGACGTTCTCAACGACCACATGGCCTGACTTTGATTTCTTAGCCACAGTAACACTGAAAGACTTGTAAGTAACTGGCTGACCCATTTGGTCAATCACTTCGTTACCTTGCGGGTCAAGTAAAGGATTCTCTACTTCATCTTTCTCCACAACTTCCATTGTCTTATCAGACAACAGCATTGCAAGCTCGTCCTCAGACAGATCGCGGTACTTTTCTTTGCGCACATCTTCTTTGTCTTCCCAATAGGCTTTGACTACGCCAACCT